CGAAGATCAGGGCTCACAAAACGCTCAAGGTCGTAGTTCCTACCGGCGGATCAGTATCCGGCGGTCGGAAATACATTGAGAAAATTGTTGAGACCTACACCAAGCGGGTCATACTTAAGACGACTTATCAGCCGTCCGTGTACGATCAACTAGGCTTGACCAACCCGTTGCTTATAGCGTGGGAGCTCCTCCCTTTCTCCTTTCTTGTCGACTACTTCGTCGGCATTGGGGACTGGTTAGAACTTCACACTATTCTGCCCAATCGGTCATCAACCTACGTGAACACTCAGTTTTTTAGGAGCGAGATGAACGGCATTAAGCAGAACCTTTTATCGGGTTACTACTTTAAGCCAGAATCCATTCCTTGCAGAGTGAATCGCGTTCAACTGGACCGCTCCGTTACTAGCAACCCGTCAATCCCGCCGCCCCAGTTAAAGAATCCCTTCTTAAAACTCGGGAAGTTGGCGAATATGATGGCGCTAGGCGTAGCACTTACAAGGTGAATAACCTATGGCTCAAATTGCCAACATTGTTGTCGCCGACGGCGCAACTACTCCTGTCAACCACACGTTCACACCGGTCGTGGCGACCCCCGTTCCATCTTACCGCGAATCTATCGGCGCACTCGCGCTGGTAGGTCAAGGTCGGATTACGGCGGGCAATCGCTCGGCCGCTGCTGCGTCTTTGCAGCGCGTGCGTGTGACCCTGGAACTCCCGGCACTGGAAACAGTGACCGGCCAAAATGCTGAGGGGTATACCGCCGCTCCGAAGGTCGCCTACACCAACTCTGTTGTGGTAGACATGATCCTTCCGGCGCGCGGGACCGCTCAGCAGCGTAAAGACCTCCGTATCATGCTGTCCAACCTTCTGAAAGATGCTCAAATTGTCGACCTCGTCGACAATCTGGCGCAGCCTTACTAAAGGAGACGTTGCATGACTTCATTAAACTGCGTTTATGAAGGCTCTACCTACCCGGGTGGGAGGAGAGTGGGTTTTTACGACCTTTGGCAACGGAGCCAGTCAGAGGAGGTTGTCCTCCATGTCCTATCCTTACTTGGTTTTCCTGATGCAGCTGATGCTGGTCGCCGCGCTCTCGAGCGCCGACTGTATACAGCTTACTCAAGGCTACCACCACTCGATATGCAGTCATCTGATACCAGATTAATCCAGGCTCATTCGCTCTTCTCGAAGAACGATGATATGGATGCTGGAATCGATAAGCTGCAGGTTGCCCTGGATTCCTTCTTCCAATCGGAACGTGACTGTCGCGAGACAAATCGCGCCCTAGCGGACGTAGAATTCAGGTGTCGCCCTGACGTGTCGGCCATCCTCTTTAGCGCACAGCGCTTTTGCGCTAGCGTGTTAGGGGGTGTGCCGGCTCTGTCAGAGCTCGAGTGCGGGTTCGGACCCGGCGCGTCGGCTACATCTAAAAAGATGAATACGAC